CCCTTTGTGCAATATGATAGTCTGCTCTTCCTCTCCCAGCGTGCCTATAAGGGCCTGCTCTATAATTGTCCATAATGAGCGGCAGAACACCTGCTCAATCTCCAGGAGGGCCATAATAGTATAGCGTATTCTATAGGTGCCAAAGTCGCCTAATTCACCCAATTTAATGAGTGTAAATGGTAGCAGCGTGCAGCCCTCGTGCACGTTAATGGGTGCATCGCGGTCAGTAATTGTATCAGCTAGGTCTACTATAGCGGCCACTTCATATCCTCCTGATCCCTCGTAAGCCAGACCGTTAGCGAAACGATCCTGCCATAAACATACTCGTCAACCGTGTGCACGTTTGCCGCTCTGGGGCCGTCAGCCCAGCACTTAACTACGCCGTAGCCGGTCATGTAACCCTGTAGCTTTTCCTCGTGCCTATGAAAGAGCTCCTTAACTGCCTGGCCCAGCTGCTCTACTAGCGTCTGGTCGCCCGTCTCATCGGTGTAACATCTAACATCCCTGCGTATATCGTCCCCGATGGTTGTTTTAGTGTCGCGTGCGCTATCGCTCACGCTCCCTTCTGTAATAATTAAGGGTTTGACCGCATCCTCAGGGTAAGGGGCGAACGTAAAAACTGCCGGCCCGCTGTGATAGGTGGAGAGTAAGCTAATTACGGTAGCGTCATTAATGAGCATCTGGTAAATTGCTTTGCTGAGTTGGTAGGTCATTCGTTACTTTTCCATTACCTTTGCGTTACTCATGGTTAACAAGCGAGGCCGAAGGCCGAGCGTTATCAACCTTAATCATTTAGTCCTTAGCCCCCAGTATTGCAGGCCGCAGGTAAGGCTGCGCATCCATCTTGCTCGTGCCCTCTTCTACCCATCGCGCATAGGAGTCCCCGCCGTCATCACCTGTAGCGTCAAAGACGACATTGAATACCTCATCAGGCACTACCTCTTCTACGTGTCCCGACTCCTGGAGCGCTCCAGTATCAACAGGCGCGTTGTCTTTTGCTATAGCGCAAACCCTTTCAGCCTTCTCTCTTACTTTAGGCCCGCCCTTTTTCCTGGCGATCTCCATTATTGCCTCGTTGTTAAGGCTGTGGCTAAATGTTGCCGAACAATCAATATCGCCCATTTTTCTTACCTTTCTTACCCATGTTCTGCACGTTTACCCCAGAGTAACGGCCTGATGATACCCTTGTACGCTATGCTAAGTGACTGGCCTCTGTCGGTTTGACTGTATCACTCTCATCAGAACTCAAAGCTGCAGTAAACACAAACCCTGTAGGTGTTTCGCTACTACCTCGCAGGAATGACTTAGCCTTAATCTCGAAGTGGTGCATTACGTTGTCAGGTAGGTGTGGGTGCACGACAAGAAACGTTTGAGCACCCCCTGCAGGCGCATTAGTAACTACAATAACATCGCCGCGCTGTACGTCCAGCGTAGGCGTGCAGTAGAGCTTATGCGAGATTTTATCCTTCCGCGTTTCGTTTACGAGCAGTTCGCGGTCATTGAGTTCCCTCGCACGGCCTTCCCCAGAGCTAACTAAGGCCCAGGTCTGCGGAGCCCCGCCGCTATCGTTAGGCGTGCGGGTTGCACGGTAAACGGTAAACGTAGCGTTATACGCTACATCGCTTACTGCCGCATCAAGGGGGTAGCCGCTTAGTTTGCCCATCAGCCTTTTAGCCTAGAGTTACATACTCGCGTTAGGCACGTTTATTACGGCTATACTCGTGTTAGCTGCACTGCTATACGTCACCTTACACGTATAAGTCGTTTTGGCTGCGTCATCAGCCGCGTCGGGGTCGCCCCAGCGGCTTCTAACATATACGCCTGTTATAACTGTTTTGCTGGCCGGCACTGTAATAACCTTATCAAGCCCCGCGCCTACGTTGCCCCACTGGTCTGCCTGGCTCGTGAAGGTCACGGTATGAGGGCTGGCCTCTTTATTCGTTATTACGACGAGCGTGCGCATTGAGCTGCTAATAGGGATGAGGTTATACGTATCCACGTCGCTAACAACATCGGTAGTCGTAAAAACCTGCCCAGTCGTTATGTTCGGCGTGAGTGCAGTAAATACTAAATCTGCTGCCATTGCTTTTTCTTCTCCTTTTCTAGTTACTCGTGTAAGGCACGTGCACAACTGCTACGCTTAGGCCCGAAGTTGCGCTATAGGTGAGTGTGCAATAGCCTGCCGTGTTTCTCCAGCGGTAAGGCAGCAGCACGCCGACTAACTTTATGTTAGGCGTAACGTTCCCAGCGCTCATCGTTATAACTAGATCGTGGCAACTGTCTGCGCCCCAGGGGTCTAACTGGCTATCAAGCGTTATGGTAGGCGTACCCGAGCTGGTATTCTTAATGAACACCATCGTTAACCTCTCAGTGCTTATAGGCACGAGGTCGCCGGTCTGCCCCACAGCCGTAAAGACCAGTTCCTCAGGGTCGAGTGGCGGCGTACCTGGAACGGTGTTAGGCCCAGGGTTCAGCGTAGGGACAATAGGGGTAAATGTTTTTATACTCATCTACTTCACCCCCGTTACTCTACGAACAGATATGAGCCGTTACCTTCTAACTTCCCAGTGTAAGTCACAACGTTGTCGTGCGGGCCATCGAGGGTAAAGTCTGCGATCACTGCGTGGCCGTAGTAATTCGAACCATCACCAACAGCGCCGGTAGGCGTTGCGGGCGGCGTACTAATTCTAACATACGCATCCTCTTGAGCATTCCACAGCTCTTGCATCTTTTTAATGCCCTCGTCCTGTATGTGCGATTCATTATCCTGTAGCCAGACGCCATCAAAATCAAACGTCCAGTCAATGTATCCGTAAACCTTACGATACCAGGGGAATGAATCCTTGTGTTGTGCTTTAACTACATCGGCCTTTCTGCCGAAGTTTCCTTTTCTCTGGCCGCCAACGTGCGTCCACGTAGGGTTGTCGTCATCCCCTGACGTGTTAACGCTAACCAAGAACTTGCCGCCCAGATATTCCTTAGGAATTCCAGTCATTTTTATTTGTTCCTCTTTTCGAGAGCAAACACGAGCGTCACTTCGGCGCCTGGCTTGCTCGCTCCTTTTCCATCATCTACTTTAAAATAAGTCGCGTCCCTTACTGCACGGAGCTTTAATAATGCCTCACCTTTAACGCCTATGGGCAATGGCTCCTTCAGTGTTTTAGTTACCCCGACAACTATTGCCTGCCTGCGCACACTCATTACGCGGTGGCGTTTATCAAAAACAAGTCGGAGTGTAACGGTAACACGAGGCAGCGGTTCTACAAAGCGCACTGCGGTAAACGGGTTATCCTCGTGTGCGGTAAAGTCAACGTTAACCTCGTCAGCTATGTAGTCCCAGAACTCACGCATAGCGTCAGCAAAGCCTGCGCGTACGGCCTCGCACACCTGGCCGGCAATCGGCCTGGTAGGAGTGAGCATACGCATGCCTTCCCTATACAACAGTTTAGGTTTAGAGCGCTCGGCCTTCGGCCTCGCTAGGTTAGCTGCTGGCCTCTCCATTTTAGGTTCCACTGGCTTTTTAACTGGCTCTGGTACCATGTATACTTCCTCCTGCCCTCTTTCTTCTTTACTTTACACGATATCGCTAAGCAATATTTACGGCCTGAGTTTGGATTTTGTGGAGTTTCTGACGTATGTTCTTAAGTTCAGTGGCCACCCATGTTGATTTTGAGGTCATATCTGCAATAATATCATCAATCAGAGTAACCGCTTCGGTTAAATCCGTATATGCGTCTGTTGTCATTTTTTAGTTCCTTTCCTTAGTTTTCTTACGTTCTAAATTACGCCGTCTGTACGTAGATCAGGTATACGTCAAGCGAACCAGTGCTCGCACTGCCGCCTGCAGTCAAATAGCCGTTAACGACGGTCTGAGAGGCGTAATATTTCGCTTTCTTCACGGTGCTGAAAAGATCAGAACCTAGTGTGGAATAAGTGTCACCAGTCACGTTAGTTGCAGTGAGCCCGCAGGCCGTTATAATCACCGCCGTTGATGCGGTGTACCCAACAGTAACTGCTGGCGATGGGCCTGAGCCATTAAACGTAGCAGTGCATACTGAGATCGCGTTTAACAAAAGCGCACCTGCGGGTAGCGTAGCGATTGCCTGCGTTGCAGCGCCGTTCCACGTCACTGTGCCTTTTACCGAATGAAGTGCACCTACGCCAAGCTGTGAGCCTGCTATTGCCGCCCCCGCTGCAAGTTGCGTTCCCGCTATAGCCGCGTTAGACGCTAACTGCGTTCCTGCTATATTGGCCGAACCTGATAGTTGAGAGCCTAGTATGCCAGCCGCGTCTGCTAGTGAAGCATGTGTAAACGTCTTTGCTACTGTTACGGCCTCAGTTACTGCCGAAGCATCCAGCTTTGCGTTAGTAACCGCCCCAACCCCTATCTTATTAACCGTAACCGATCCATCTTTAATACCTGCAGCAACTATAGCATCTGCCGCGATCTTATCGGCGGTAATCGTAGCAGCGTCAAGCTGCTCGCCTGTTATAGGATAGAGCCTCGATATAAATTGTCTAAATCCCATTTTATTGTACTCCCATGATGTGCAGAATCGTATCGAGTTTGGCGTTTGTAGCCGTAAGCAGAACGATTAGTGCATTGAGTGCTGCAAGGAGGTCGTCGTCTGTTGCTGTCATTTTC